CGAGGACCACGGTGCCGTTCACGTGGGTCACGGCCACAGTCGGCGTCGCGTTCAGGTTGACGGCCGTCTCGGTGTTGGCCGTGTAGAACGTGATGCTGACCGGTGTCGGCTGCCCTACCTCAATCCTCATGGGTGAAGTGTACCCATCCTGCTCCGGTCGCCCCGGAGGCCGGTCCTAGGTGTTGGTGTTGAGCTGAACGGCCGCCCAGCCGTCGTCGACCATACCGTCGGTACGGGCGAAGGCGAAGAAGCCGGTCTGGAGGAAGTCCGCGTACCGCTCAGTCAGCCTGACGGTTTGCATGTCCAGCACGTCCCTGATGACGTAGGCGGCCTCAAGGTCTCCGAAGATGCCGACACCGAGCTTGTTGCTGCCCATCGGCTGGAGGTCGTTGTTGATCTTGAGCGGCTTGCCCAGCAGGGAGTCCGGCTGGTTCTGGTCCGCGATCCCGCCGTACGCGCCAGCGGGGATGAAGATCGGGCGGTTCGTGGTGTCCGTGATGAGGCGAGCGGCCTTGAGCGCGCCGTCGGAGAGCATCCACCCTGCGGTGTTGCTGTTCCGGTACGCGGGGTCGACGCCGTGGAAGGTGTTGATCAGGTCGCCGTAGGTGAGCAGCAGCCCGCCCGCGGTGGCCGTGGTCACGACCGTGCTGGAGAGGTTGCCGACGATGCCCTGCGCGGTGTTGGAGCCGTGGCCTGCACCCGCGGTGAACGCGGTGTTCTGGCCGCGGCCGAACCGCTGGCCGAACTTCTTGGTCAGGAACGACTCGATGTCGAACGCGCTGTCGTTGAGCAGGGTGTTCGGCACGCGCACCAGACCGGAGGTCCAGACGAAGGACTTGAGGGTCTTCTGCGTGAACGCGATGTCCGCGTTGGCGATGGCCACGTTCTCGGTGAGCACTGCCGCGACGACGGCGGTGTCATCGTTGTTCGGCCACGGCATGTCCTGCCCCGAGCTGGTCTGGATGACGTTGGCGACGAGCCGCATCGGCCCGTAGTACTTCATCCGCTCAGTGATCTTGGCGAGGAAGCCCTGCGGAACGGTGAACCCGCCCGACGCGCCGGTGATGTCCGACAGGTCTCGGCGCTCGGCGGAGAGCAGTGCCGAACGGTCCTCAGCGTTGACGCCCGCCGCACCCTTCCTGACGTACTGCCAGAAGGCGCGGTTCTCGACCACGGCGGCGGCGGCACGCTCATCGGTGCCGCCCTCTGCGCTTGGCGTGGCACCGGTGGTGGTGGCGGGGAGCGTGACCTCCTGCGGCTTGGCCATGTCAGCGGCGATCTCGTCAGCCCGGACGCGGGCCTCCAGGTCGCCGGTGAGGGCGTCGAACCGGGCCTCGGCCGTCTTGTAGGTGGTCATCCGCTCGCCGGAGAGACCCTCCTTGTCGGCTGCGGACTCGGTCAGGATGGTCTCCATCTGCTTCCAGACGGATAGGCGCGCCTCGCGGATGGACTTGGTAGCTTGACTCACGTTGACGTAGTACCCATGCGGCTGATCCGGCCAAACAACGACAACGTACGCGGCGGACCCTGAGACGTCACATGTGGATCCGGTGGTCGATCACAGTGTACCCATGCGGAAGCCGGGAATTGGATCCAGATGAACTCGGCCGGGGACTTATTCCTCGGTGCCGCAGACCCAGAGGACCAGCTTGCCCGTGGTCAGCGCGGCGCTCAGGTTCACGTTCAGGATGTTGTTGATGGTGGCGGACAGAATGCCGTTGCCGAGGTCCATCCAGCCGGAGTCATATGCCGTTGGCAGCGGCGACGCAGGCTGCGCGATGGGGAGGTAGATCGAGGTTCCGGGGATGGCGGTGGCAACGGCAGCGTCCTGAAACGTGACGTTGAGCACGCTGGCCGCGGCAAGGCTGGCGTCACCTGTGATCAGGAAGCGCAGACGCTGCGCCCGGACCTTCTTGCCAGCAGCGGGAGTCCACCCTGCGGTGTTGCCCGCCGCGGTGACGGTCGCGGTCTTGAAGATGAAGGGCGTCCGGAGGCGATCCTTTGTCGTCGCGGAAGTGAACCCATACGGCGCCGACAACACGAACAGCCCGGCCACGGCCCCGACGGCATCAGCGCTATCGGTCGCAGTGGCGACGGCAATTCCGGTCGTGCCGACCAGTAGTGCGCCGACCGTCTGGGGTGCCATCGGGGCCGATGAGGGCATCCCGGTGATGGTGGGAGGCGTGCCGCCCGCGACGAACACGGTGGCGCGGGCCTGGACCGACACCGCGCCCGGCGCATCGATCAGCCACGAGGACCGGGTGCCGTCCTGGCGCTGGCCGAAGGTGGGGAAGTAGTTGACACCGTCGGGGGACCAGTAGAATGCGAGTGTCAGGCTGTTCCCGGTGTACCCGGTCAGGTCCGCGGTGATCGCGACGCCGTCCATGTTGGCGGAGGGGATCGTGAGGGTGCCTCCGGCCACAGAAGCAGCCGGGGCGGCAGGGGAGACCGCGGTAATGGTGGTGGTGACCAGCGGGCCTTCCTGGTCCGCGACAAGGATGCTTCCGCCGGTGCCGCCGCCCGCGACGAAGACCTCTTCGGCGAGGTCAGCACCCGTGGTGCCGAGGTCCTTGAAGTGCTGGCCGCCGATGATCTGGTCAGGCATCTACAGGCTCCGCCGGGCGCGGTGCCCAGCTTGCGCGATGGCCAGAGCTCGGGTGCCCGGCGCGGTGGGGTGCAGCACGTCGGTGCGACCCACAAGCTTCACGCCGCACTGGTCACAGAAGTTGGCGTCCGGCGAGTCCATGCGCCCGCACTCCGGGCACTTGATGGTCTCGTCGGGGTCCTTCTTGTACGGCTTGGAGGTGTACCCCTGCCGCAGCGCCTCGGCGATGGTCTGAGCGGTGCGCTCGACCCATTCGTTCGGCGGCTCGCCCTCGTTCGTCTCGACCATCTTGAAGCCCTCGACGGAGCGGATGCTGGCGGTGGTGAGGCCGTTGGAGTAGGCGGGCATGGTGACCGGCCCGACATCGAAGATGCCGACGTCACGCAGGCTGCGAAGCTGGCCGCCTTCGGGGCGCGCTGCCCACGAGGCGTCGCGGGCTTCGAAGCTGAAGCTCATGCCGGTGATGTCGCCGCGGTCCACTGAGGTGCGGACGTCCCGGCCTGCGGTGGTGTCGGGCAGTGAGATCTGGGCGTGCAGCCCGTCCGACCGGGATTCCAGCGTCATCGTCTTGGAGCTGGTCCTGCCCAGCAGGTGATCGGGGTTGTGGTTGAACAGGCCGACGACATCCACCCCGGCGCTGAGGTCCTTCGTGAACGCGGCGGGGTCAACCTGCTCGAAGAAGCCGCGCTTCGCCGGGCCGATGTATGTCGGCTGATTGTACGGCACGACGCGACCCTCGAAGGTCTTGCCGTCCGGGGCAGGCGCGATGGTGCCTGCGACGATGCGATGCTCGATGCTCATGTTCAGCTTATACCCCGCCTGCCGGAGGTTGACCCTCGGTTGGCTCAGGCGGCTCTAGGGGCGCGTCGCCGCCCGGCGCGGCTGTGCCCGTTGCGTCTGGGTCCGGGAGGAGCGTCTTGAGCGTCAGGAAGTCCTCCAGATGGGCGTCGGCCGGTGCCGGTGGCATGGCCTCCGCCGCGCGGACTTCAGCCCTGCTCATCCAGCCGTCGGAGATGGCGGCGTGGTGCAGCGCGGCGCGAGCCTTGGAATCGCCCCGGAGCAGCTTGTCCAGGTCGAACGCGGCGAACTGGCCGGGCGGCAGCGCGGCGTCCATCGCCTGCTCCACCCGGTTCGCCCAGAATCCGACCGTGAACCGGACGAACCCGAGGCTCTGCTCCTGGATGCCGCTGCCCCAGCTTGTGGTCTTGTCGGTGGCGCTGGCAAGGTGCGGCGGCACCCCGTACCAACGGCAGATGTCGGTGACGCCGAACTCGCGGGTCTGGAGGAACTGCGCGTCATCCGGCGGGATGCTCAGCGGCTGGAAGTCGATGCCCGAGTCGATGACGGCGATCTCGTGCGCGCGGGCCAGTCCGCTGAACCGGTCACGCCAGCGTTGCTTCAGTTGATCCGCCTTGTCCTGCGGGATGCGCTCCGTGGACTTCAGGATGCCGCCCAGCAGCGCCCCGTTCCCGAAGAAGTTGGCACCGAACTGCTCGGCCGCCACGGCCAGCCCGACCGACTGGCGCATGAACGCGATCGGCGAAAGGCCGCGGATGCCGTCGTAGCTCAGGCCAGTGAAGTGGATGATCTCGTCGTCCGT